GACCCTCGATCCATCGGTCGTCGAAGATGTCCGACGGATGGCCTACCTCCACGGGACGCGCAATATCCGCGCCGCCTTAGAGGCACTCGAGTCCGAATAACCAAAACCCCGCAACCTCCGATAGGTACCAGCTATCGGAAGCCACGGGGTTCGGGAAGGCGGGGACCGGGGCGGGGTTACGAAGCGATCGGCAATTCGGCGGGGACCGGTTCGGGGGCGGGTTCCCCTTCGGGCGGGGCCGGTTCGACGGGCGCGGGTTCGGGTTCCGGGGGCGCTACGCGTTCGGTTTCGATTGCGTGGGCTTCCGCTTCGAGTGCGGAATCCTCGGCGGCGCGCACGGCTTCCTCGACGGCGTCACGTTCGGGTCCGTCCTCGATGATGGCCCGGAGGGCGTTGGCCAGATGCTTCCCGACCCGGTAGTAAGCCGTGAGGGCGGACAACGCGGCCTTCTCCGACTTGGTTCCGTACTTGGGTAGTTGCGTCGTATAGGCGGCCAACAGTTCCTCCTGGAGCTGCAGCATTTCGAGGTAGGCAACCCCGGCCAGCAACCCCCACGCGGCGGTCGCATTCTCCGGGGTGGCGGCGTCTGATATCGGGTGTTCGATCGACCATTTCCCAAGGGGCAATGCGATCGACAATCCAATTTTCCCGGTCTCGGAATCTACAGTTACACCGGTCGCAAAGTTCGGCCCGAGGTTCGGACGTGCGGCTTCAAACAATTCGCTAGGCAACATTCTAGAAGTCCCTTTCACGTGGTCAATTCGCGCCGTGAGGCGACGGGGTGGCGGAGTCGATTAGGAAGCACGGGATTTGTGCGGAGTGCTGTTGCAACACCATTTCGGATAATGCGGGGTCCATCAAGGACTGCATAAACCGAGTCATGGTGTAGTCCCAAAACCACCTCGGCGGATGGTTTCGGAGATCATTGGGATATACATTTACTGCCTGTAAGATCGTACTAACCCCGACCTGGAAAGTATAAACCCCCCGGTCGTTGTTGTATGAGACCCGCCCGATCAACGGCGGAACATAGGTAGGCATGGCTTGGCGCAAATCGCGCAACGTCCGCGAAATCCGCAAGGGTTCGTCGAATCCCATACTAGAATTCGATTTCGTCGATGTCGGAGGCGGGCGTCGCCGGTGGTTGGGGGGCGGCCCGTGCGGCGCCTCGTTTACGGCGTTCGTAGATTGAGATTACGTCGTCGAGGTCGACCATCACTGCACGGATTCGGTACCGCACGTTCCGCGCAAGATGAACCCATACGTCCTCTGCACGGCCACCCTCGAGAACGTCCGGGTACTGTTGCATCGAGATCTGGACCACGTTGAGCGTGGCGTCTTCCAACCGGAAGCACACCCGCCGCTTCGATACGATTACGACCGTCGCGCGGAAGTCGTCGGATCGGAACGGGCACGCCGCCCGGGCGCGGTTGACTACGTCCCGACATGTTGTGCAATCGTGGTACCCGTGGGGGCACGCCGGAGCTTCCCCGAGGTGCGGCGGGGACATCACAGGTGGATAGGGCATTTTAGGACTTCCCCCCGCCCAACCGGGACCAATAGGAGGATGCCGTCGGCGTCGCCCTATCATCCCGATGCAGCCGTCGCATCGCATCTAGGAGGACGTTTTGGGCGTTCGCTAAAGGCGCGTAGACGTCTTGTAGAACCTCGAGCCATGCAGCCCGAGATTGCTGGTCCCCGGATGCTTCTACGACCGCTCGGGTTCTCCAAGTGGTTTGGAAGGATCGGAGGTCCAGCGATACGGCGTAAACGATGTGATTCCGTTGCGGGAATCGAACAGCGGGTTGAATCCACTCTTTTTGCAGCGGGAACGCGGCGAGAATCGTTGACCGTAGGTCACTACAAGGCACACAATGGGTGTACCCGTGGGGGCACGGTTTAGAGTCGAAAGAAGGAGGTGTTGAGGCTTCCATCTGAGACTTTTTTGCTTTCTTGTCTTTTTGCTTTTGACCGAGGTTCTGAAGGTAAGTAGAACGGACAAGGGTAAACGGAATGGGGCGGCCTCCATTGACGGTGGAGCCCACCCCTTCCCGATCCCCGCCTTTCGTCAAACCCCTTCTGGAAAAGGGTTCGCCGACATGACCAGGAATCAGCCGCCGATCCGCGCGACGGGTAGTTTTATAAAATCCGGGGTCCCGAAAGTACCGGGAAGGCATCCGTTACTTTCGGGCTAAGGCGGCCCGGTCCGCCCGTCGGCAACCCACAACCGTTGCGGGGATGAGAAGCGCGCGCGGAGCCGACCTTTCATAGACATTCGCTCTCCCCCGAAAACCACGGTTGCAGATTGACTAGCGCAAAACCCGACGGCGGCCCGTACCGGTCCCCGGGTACGGCGCCGTCGCGGTGTGGTGATTTGCCGTCGGCGTCACCACTAACCCGCTATACCGCCGCGGAAGTAGTCAATCAATCGGTATTCACCGACCAACCATATTTCCAGTCCATCGAAGTGTTTAGGGCGTGTCGGGCCTCGACGTCCGCGATCATTCGCTCCTCTTCGGCTGCCCACCATTCATCAGAATATGGCGTCGCGGGATCACGAATTCCTAGACCTACCTGTAAGGTCCAGGAGGATATTTCGCGCTCGCCGTACAGAAAAGCGTCGGGCAAGTGATCACGTGAGCCCGGGGAAGCGTCGGTGCGTTCGTCGTTCCACGCAAGGTTGGCCAGATCGTCCACGAGCTCGACGTTGCGCCCGCGCAAGATCTTGATCCGCCCGGCCCGCAATTCGCCCGCGACGAACTCCAGGTAGACCATCTTGTCGCGCTTGGCGGCGGCTTTGATCGGCAAGGCGAACCGTTGGCGCATCTCTTCGGCCACGGCTTTACCCATGCCTCCGGTGTCGCAGACGATCGCCCGGAATGAGAATCGTTCTCGAAGCCGTTCCACGTGGGCGGCCACGGCCGACGGGATAAGGTGGGTCTGCTCGTACGACTCGATCACGTACGAGGTCGGGTCGCCATCGACGCGACCCCACACGACGAAGGCCGTCGGATCATTGAAGCCGATGTCAATGGACAAGGCGTAGGTCCAGGCATCCGGGGGCGCGCCGGGCAGCTCGGACACAAGATTCCGCGCGCGGTCGAAAGGGTAGATGTAGTCATCCCCGGTCACCGCCCATTGGCCAAGGTACTCACGGAGAAACCGTGGCGTATGCTCGGTCCACCCGTAACGGCGGCGGAGGTCGGCCAGCCACTGGATTCGCCACAACCGACGCGCGACCGGGTCCAGGTCGGCCGGCCCCAGGGTGGGGTTGTCGATCAGCGTCCAGTGGAAAACGGACCATCCCCGGGCCTCCGCATCGCGGACCGTCTCATAGAACCACCCGCTCATGGTCGGGTTTGGGGTGCCGCCTACGAGAATCTCCCCGTCGAAGTCGATCGACGCAGGCTCAAGCACTTCTGTTACGAGGTACTCCAACACCTTGCTGCGAAACGTTCCCGCTTCGTCGACGATGGCCACCGGGAACTTGCCGCCGCGTGCCTTGTCGCACGCTTCCAAGGTGTCCGCGCCCATCAGCGAGATCACGGACTTGTTGCGGAAGGTCGCCGTCTTGTAGGTGTGGTGGAAGTCGACCCCCAATTTATACTTTTCGTCGAGGGCTATTAGATCGGACCAGAACGTTTGCGCGGCAACGCACGTTAGGGTTCGTTCGAAGATCGGAATCGTGGCGCCGGGAAAGTCGCGCGCGGCTTTCACTGCACGACCCGCAAAGGCTTTGGTCTTGCCCGCGCGGCGTCCCGCGGGGGTGACCTTACGTCGCCCGGGGTGTTCGACCAGCGCTTGTTGCCGGTCGAATAGGTCGGCCAGGAATGCGTCGACTGCACGGGGAAAAGCTTCGCGCTTGTTCTTTTCCTCGAGTAGGCGTTGGACCTTACGAGCCGTCACGATTGGGTCCTAATAGGTGAACCAGGATCCCGATCACACAGATCACCAAAAGCAAAAACCACATACTACGACGCCGGCCCTTCCTCGGGGCCGTCTTCCTCTAGCCCGTCCTCGGGAACGTAGCCGCCCTTAGAAAGCTCCCGGCGCGAGACCCGGTGGGGATGTCCCGCGTGCCGCTTCGGGGCCGTAGACGGCGTGTAGATGGCTTGTAGATACGGGTTGTAGATGTGGGGGCGGCCATGCAGCAACGCCCGTCCCGCGTCCGTTAGGGACGTCACAACTAACACCCCGGCGGACCCTTGCAACGCGTCGAGCAACTTCCGGGCAATACCCAAGCGACGGTAAAGCCGCTTGACGTAAACGTAGTGTGCGATGGCTTGGTCCCCGACGATCGAGTCTGCGCGTTGACCGCACACCCACCCGTAGATTTTCGTGGGGTCGTCGGTTGAGCATGCGACCAGCCACGTGCAGCGATTCTCCGGGTCCAGCAACCGTTCGATAGTCAGATGTTGCCAAAAGAAATAGATTTGGGAAGCCACGCCCCGGACGGCGAGCCCCTTGCGACCCGACCGCAACCAATCGGAGAAGATCGAGTTGTGGTCGTCACGGGTGACCAAACGAAACTTGTAGCCGGCGGGCACACTCGTCACTTTTTCTTGCTCCTCATGCGTTCCAACTCCGCGACCAATTGGGCCTCTAGGTCGGTATCACTAAGAGCCGCCATCTGGGTTTCGTCGGTTTCCCGTCCGATGGTCACCGTGCGTTCGAAAGCCGCGACCAACGCGGCGAACTTCTTGGCGTCGGCGGGCGACATGGCTTCCGGTTTCGGACCCTTCTGGCGCGCTTCGATGAAAGCCAGCTCGGTCTCGATGATGCGATGGGCTTGACCGAGGACCGTGTGGATTGGGGACTCCACGTAGGCCGTCGGGGCCATAGAAGCCGTTTCCGCGACCTGCGCTATGGCCCGACGGCGGGCGAGACGGGAAGAACGGGGAACGTCCGGGTCCTTCGGCATGGCTAACGGAACCTCTTATATAAGCCCCGTGCGCGGAGCATGTGGCGGGCTTGCTTCAAACACTTTAGTCGCACCTTCCGAACGTCGACCCCGAAGCGTTGTTGGAGTTCGGTCCAGTCGAACCCTTCACACCGGGCCGCGAGTAGGAACCGGTCGCCCCGGACCCGATATCGCGTTTCGTCCAACCACTCATAAAGTAGGCGGAACATCTCGGCGCCCCCGGTCCATACGCCTTTCTTCGTGGCCTGCATGGTGGAATGCCAGTGCTGGACCAACCGGGTGTTCATGGGGTTGTTGTAAGGCTCGATGTCGTCGAACCCGGAGTCACGAAGCCGCGCGTACCACTCGGCTTCTAAGGCTGCGTGTGGGGTGGCGATCTTGTCCCGGGAAAACCGGGTGGTTCCATGCCGGCCCATGGGTTACGCGTCCGCCGCGTCCAACACGCCGTCCGGGTCCGGGTCGGGGAGTTCGTCGACGTACCGGTTCGGGTCCGCTTTGTGAAGCTTCCCGTCGGCCCACACCTTCCGTTGGGCCACGGTGTAGTAGTCCAACATGCAGATGGCTTCCGCAAGGTCATCGGACACCGCTAGCCCGTATTGTCTAGACACCCGGAGTACGGCCGCGAGTTTCAACGCTTCCCGCCCTTGGGGTAGTGGTACCCCGAAGACCCCGGATCGCCATTTACTCGGCGCGATGTATTGGGTGTCGTTTGGGTGGGCCAAGTTGAGGTCGTGCAACAGTCCTTCCAAGCACCCGATTGCACGGCCCAGATGACGAGCGGTGCCACGATAAGCAGCGTTCTCAACAACCAAGAGAACCCTTTGGTCTTTCCCGACATAGTCCGCGATCCACGTGCTCAAGTCGTCGTGCATGCGCGGATTGAAGACCCACCCGGCATATTGAAACTCGGGCGCGCGTAGGGTCTCGTATCTCGTGTAACGGAGGCCCGCGGTAAGGCGAGCGGCAACTCCGCAGTCACCCACCGCGGCTGGGTCCAGGGCGATAATGGCCGCGGCGGCGTAGTCGGATCGTCGGATTTTTGGGCGGTGTGCGGCCAAAGGGTTCTCCCGCCCTTTGGCCCACTCGGGTACACTCCCGGGTCCTATGCACCCCTATCCCCAACCCCTCGGCGACGAGTGCCCCCGACCCGAAGCCGTCTATTATCGCGCGTTGCCCGACGGCTACGAAATCTGCGTCTATCGGATGATGTTCAATTGGCGCGTTTGCTACGGCCCGCAAGAAATCCCGGTCATTGACGACGCGTACTGCTACCCGACCCCGGAGGCGGCCATCCGTGCGGCGTCCGAATGGAACGGGGACGGAGAGCCCCCGGTCGGTTGGATCAAGCATCCGATGACCGGCCGCTATCGACACGACGGGGACCCGGAACGGGAAGAGACCAACGGACGGCGAAAGGCGACCCGATGACGTTGTGTCTCGAGTATGGACTTTATTACGACCGTGACGGGAACCCGCTCACCCTGTACGAATGGATCGCGCTCCGAGAAACCCCGGGCTACCAATTGATACTCAATACCCGCTTGGGTCCCGAGCGGATGGTGTCGACTGTATGGCTTGGAACTAATCTCGGCATCGGTCCCGACCTACGCATTTTTGAATCGGCCTACTTCGTAGGGTGGACGGAGGGCAGCTGCGGGAAGTTGCAATCGTCGATCCGAAGCAGTACCGAGGCGGAAGCAATCGCCGCACACTTTGAATTGGTAAACGAGTTCGCATCCGAAGGAGAAACGATACAGTGAAAGAATATATCGGTGACGGCGCTTACGTGGAGTTCGATGGTTTCGCGGTGGTCCTAACGACATCTAACGGAATACAGGACACTAATATCATTGTGCTAGAACCCGAAGTGCTGTCCGCATTCTTGCGATACGTGGACAACCTAAAGAAGAAAGCGGCGGGGACCTGACCATGCATTTCTCACAACCAGGCGAACCACTGATCCCGGGCCAAGAACCCCACCACGCCCCCGGGGTCCGCGGCTATGCAATCGAACAACCAGACGGGAAGATATACATTCCGTTAGTTATCGCTGACCGGGAAGGCAGCGGGGACGTCGGGCGATGGCTCGACACACTCCCCAAGGATCGTGACATCATATTTCCGAACATAGTCAACCAACGTCTCGGGGATATGCTGCTACGTCGGGGCTTCTTCATATGCGAAGCCGAGGCCCAACCTGCGCTCGGACGGGGACCGGGGGTGGTCCGCCGTTCCGATGCGGAGGCCCGTGCGAAGATAGTCCAGCACGCTATGCATATGGGGGTCACGCTACTGAAAGCGGCGGCCGATCAACTCCCGAGCGCCGAAGCGTTCCACGTGTACTATGAGACACTGGTCGCAACGTTGATTGCATTCCCGGTCAACACCGCGGGCGATGCAGAGCGTAACGAAGCCCTCGAACGATGGGCCAAGTCAATCCCCGAGATCCCCCGGCTACCTCGGGAGCTGGCAAACGATCTCGGGGTCCCCGCACCCCCGGAGGCCGCTTCCTAGAGGATGCGGAAGGCTTCGAAATGCTGCGGGTCCCGACGACTCGAGAACCACCCACCCCAATAAAACCCGTGGGCCAACGCGATTTCGACTAACTCTCGGACACAACCCGTTTCCCCTATTTTGGATGGATAGGTCCCCAACGGGTTCCAACGAGCGTTCAGATCGATAGCCGTTCCCCACGAGTGGTTAGACAACTTGATTTTCGACCCCCGAATAAACCGCGGCACATAACAGCCGTCGTACGATAGGACCCGGTCGGACAACCCCGCGGCGGCCCACGCGTCGAACATGCCGACCAGCTGCATGGCGATGGCTTTGTGACACGGGACCGGGAAGGTCGCGCGCTTTTTCAACGCGGCCAACTGCGGGATGTCGACGGACACAATGTTGGCCCGAGTCCAACCGGGGTCCACGGCGATCGCTTCCGGGTTTCCGGGCAACGGATTCGGTTTGAACGTGAAGGTCCCGAAAAGGAGCTTGCGTTCTGCGTCGGACAACGCGTGTACGTTGGTAGGTTTCTGCGGAAATGAACCGTTTACAGTTGTAGTCATATCGGAGCTCCTAGGCGGCTTCGTCGAAAAGGTCATGGACGGGTGCGAAGATCTCCCGGTCGACGACCGGCACGATCGCCCGGAGGAACCCGCACGGCCCGCGTTCGAAGAACGCCCGCCCGCCCGTGGCCCCGCTCTTGTTCTTGGCAACCCGCGCTTCTAACCGTTGGTCTTCGTGGGCCTGGAGCAGCACCACCACCTCCGCGGAGTTCTCGAGATTCGACGAGTCGCGCAGATCCCACAACGTCGGGAAGCCGTCGAAGTCTTCGCGGTTCGGTCGCCGCAGCTGGCAAAGCACGACCAGCACGAAGCCGCGTTCTCGGGCCACGGCCTTCAATTCCTGGATCGTCAACCCGATCTGGTCCGTCTGAGACCACGCGGGCATTTCCCCGTCGTAACCAACCAACTGGATATAGTCGATTACAACCATCCGGGGCGAATGGCCATCGGTAAACAGTTGTTCGATCTCCCGACAGATGTGTGAAAGACGGGAACGACGGGGAGTGACGAGTAGGACCTCGGACAACCGGTGGCCGGGCATGGCCGCGACTCTCCGGGCCACTTCCGTTGGAGGGTCTTCCAGGCTTACGTAGGCCCCCGGGGTCGAGCATTCGGCGAGCAGCGTCAAACCGAAATAGCTCTTTCCGGCGCCTGTGCGCCCTCCTACGACGATTAGGGTTCCCGGGGTATTGGGGCACGAGTGGAGCAGCGAAAGGCCGTACGAGGTCACTGGGGCGGCGGAAGGGTCTTTGCGGACGTCGGCGACAACTTCGGAGAGGCGGCGGTACATGTTCGGGGCGGTTCCTTTCGGGGGCGGGGACGGGAACGGCGGGGAACGGGCTAAGCGGAGGCCGGCGTGGGCCTAAGCACTTGCTAAGGGACCGGGAAACAACTGGGCGTAAGCGGCGTGGATGACGATCGGGGCCATGGCGCGGTATGCGGCGCCGTCGTTGGGTCCGGCCATCGATGCGACCACACCCGAACGTCCGGGGACCCCGGGATGTAAGGGTCCGGCGATGGACAGCACGACCACGTTCTGGGTGAGACGGGCGGTAAAGCGGTAGTCAAGCCCTTGTAGGATTTCCGCGAACCGTCCGGCTTGGCCGGGGACCTCGACGGGGATCGGATTATCGGGTTCGCCCTTCGTCGGGTTGCGTTCGGTAAACACTATGATCGGGGCTTCGTCGGGCATCGGACCCGGTATGTCTTGCTCTTCCCGTTCTGCGGCAATGTGCGACGGTCCCGCGTGTATTTAGATAGGTCTCGGGACCCGAAAACCCGACGACTACTAATTAGTAATTGTCGTTCCCGCCGCCCGCTTAGGGGGCGGCGCGAGGACGGGGAGAGGGTTAGACCCCGATGCTTTGGATTGGGCCGGTGTATTTGACCCCCACTCCCGCAGCCCCCCTAGCAGGGGGACTTTGGGGGAACGGGAAGAAGAGATCTAAAGTCGCGCGGAGGGGGCGTCAAGTCCACCTATGTCCCCGCGTTTAGATAGGGTCGGGGTGTATTGACGTCGGCACATACTAACGTGGTCATGCCTGTACCTCACATGCCGATTGCGGCCAACTACAAACCGAGTACCGACGACCACTACCGGATCGACGCGATCCGTCCGGGTCGACGTGCGTTTGCCTTGTGGGAAAAGTACCCGCACCTATTTCCGCCGTCGTGCCATATCCAGATGGCCGAGGACCAAGCCCGGGGGCGTTATGTGGGTCGATCTAAGTAGTCAGATCGCGGCAGACTTTGCGCAGTGGCCCGGGGTGTTGGACGCGGCGGAAGGGTTGACCATCCGCGGCCCCGATCTGTTGGACCGGCACCGGGTGGAAGGCTTCCTGGAGCACGTGGCCGCCGTGGCCGGGGAACGGGAAGAGTGGACCATGCCGGAGCTGCTACGGGCCTTGGGGGCCGCGCCAAGCGACGCGATTCGGGTCGGGTTGGCCTTACGGGTGCTTGGGGGTTGGACTTGTCGACGTCGACGACCCCGGGGCGTACGGGTCTACCGTCGGCGGGCCTTATCCTAAATAAACGTGGGATCGCACTCCATCGACGGCGTAAGTCGGGGTCCGTAGAGATGGGGTCCGATGCTGCGAACTTGGCGAAGCCGCACTCTGATTCCCACGGACGACCGGATCGCATGGTTGGCCGCGCGTAAGTTCTACCTAACAGCCTCGGACGTCCCCGCGGTGTTAGGGTTGGACACACGGTCTCGACGATCGGTGTTGCGGGACAAGTTGGACCCCGCCCCCCGGAAGGAATTGCACGTGCCGATGGTGGCCGCGGGTCGACACCTCGAGCGCGGCGTATTCGAGTGGTGGTTGGCGGACCAAGCGTTGCCGGCCCATGTGGAGCTCGACATCGGGCTCGTACAAAGTCCCGCTTATTCGTGGTTGGCGGCCACTCCGGACGCGGTCGTCGATGACGAACCGGTGGAGATCAAGGTCTCTATGTGGTCGTCGCGCCCGAACTGGCACGCGGCCACCCGCACCACCAAAGGATGGCCCAAGCAATTCCCGTTGCCGACGGCCATCTATCGTGAGGTCACGTCTTGTCCGGTCCCCGGTCCCCCGAAGGATGACACCCCCGCCGCGTTATGGCGGGGACTTACTAGAATCCAGTTGCAGGAAGTCTTACCTAAGTTCGGTCCCCCCGAGGTCCCCCTCAAGTACTGGGTCCAACTCCAAGTCCAGATGCATGTGTTGGAAGCCGACCACGGAACGATCGTCGCGTTGCAAGGCGGCACCGATCGTTACGACCTGGTCTACGAGATTGCCCCCGACTTTCAAACTTGGATGTTCGGGGAGTTAGAAAGGTTTCGCAAAGAATGGCATTCGTTGATCCCATAGACCCGAGTTTACAAAACCCGACCTTTTTACCCGGTGGTAAAGCGGTGGATTTTGCACAAGAGGAACGTCACTGGCCCCCGTACGTTGCCCGGTTGGGCGTGTTGCGGGCAATGCACAAGGTATCGGCGCGGTTGTCGGAGCTTGGAATCGACAAGCGTTCCGAGAACAAGGCCCAAGGGTTCAACTTCCGCGGCATCGATGATGTGCTGAATGTGTTGTCGTCGGTGCTGGTCGACGCGGGCTTGTTGATCATTCCGTACGTGGTAAGCCGGACCCAGACGGAGCGCACGACTAAGTCCGGGTCGACGCAATACCATGTGTCACTACTCGTCGATTACCACCTGACAGCCGTGGAGGACGGCTCTACACAAGTCGTGCGGATGGCCAGCGAAGCGGCGGACACCGCCGACAAGGCGACGTCTAAGGCGATGTCGATGGCCTTCAAGTACATGGCGTTTGAAGCGTTCTGCATCCCCGTGGAAGGCTTGGATGATGCGGACCACCACACCCCGGAGGCGACAGTTAGTAAGGCGGCCCCGGCCCCCGCAATCCTCGACGACATCGCGGCGGCCCAAAACCTAACGGAACTGCTCGCGCTCAAACAACGGGTCGCACAGTACGCCAAGGCCCCCGAGTGGAAAGAAATCAAGGCTGCCTACGCGGCGCAACACGAAGCGTTTTCCTCCAACAAGAAAGCTGCCTAAGTCCCGATGCCCAAACCGACCCACCGTGTAACGATTTCCCGCAAAGACGGGGAAGATATCACCTACCCCAACTATAAGGGAGAATCGGTCACCCGTAAGTATTGTCCGATCGGAGCGTTGTTCCCGTCGAAAATCGAAGGCGGGTTCTCGTTGGTTCTCGAGCGCAAGGTGACGTTAGACCCCGAGGTGGTGTGGGTCAACGTGTATCCGCAAGAGGAACGCGGAGCGGACCGGGAGCCACGGGAACGGGAAGCCGGCGGGAAGCCCCCGCGCGCCCGGGTCCGTACGGGTGGCCCGAAAGCCGCGCCCGCCGATGGCGCGTTGTTCGACGAATCCGCCGATCTTCCTGACTGATCCGTAACCCCGGGGGCCTTATGTATCTATCAACAGATCTCTCTGCGATGCGTAAGGCCCTCGAGTGCGACCCGACCGCGCCGATCGGGTTCGACACCGAAATGTCCGGGCGGGAAGTGAAAGGCCGGCAAAGCACGTGGTTGGACTGGTACTCCGCAACGCTTACGGGGTTCTCGGTGGCACCCCCCGGAGATAAAGTCGCGCTTTACTTTCCCGTCGATCACGCAGAGGGCGGCCCGAACGTGCCGCTCGACGAAGCGCGGGCTTTCCTCGAATGGTTGATCGGCACGTTCGGGGAACGGCGCATCTGGTCGCACAACCTCAAGGCCGAGTTACAGATCCTCCGCAACATCGGCGTACGGGTGCCGCACTCGGCGCATGGGCGTTTGTGCTGCTCGCAAGTCGCCGCGTGGTTGGCCGGATGGGGCGCGGACCATAAGGCGTTGGCACTCAAGAAATTGGCCGTGGCGCGCGGCTACGAGGACGGGGATTCGTTCCGGTTGTTGGCCAAGGGTCGACAAGCCCGCGACATCCCCGCGGCGGAGATGGCCCCGTACGCGGCCCGGGATGCGTGGCTCACCCTGAAGATCGGGGAAGCGGCCTATCAACAACTCGGGCGGGACGGGTTGTTGGAGCACTATCACGACCTGGACATGCCGTTGGTCGAGGTGTGCCGCTCCATCGAAGAGTGGGGGACCCCGGTGGATGCCGGCCGGGTGCGGGAGCAGATGGACCGTCTCGCCGGCGAACGGGATCGGTTGGCCGCGGAGTTCCTTAGCCTCACGACCACGGATGTAATACTCCCCGTCGAGGTCCGGGAACCCACCGGCGAATACTACAAGAATGGGAACCCCAAGATGCACACCGTGGAGCGCCCGCAGTCGTTCCATATGGGGGCCGCCGTATCTAACGATCGACAAGTGTCTAGGTGGGCTTACGAAGAACTAAAGGTGTGGCCGACGGACGGCTTGAAGCGCAACGGGACCCATAGTTTTCCCGTGGATAAAGAGACGCTCGAGCGGTTCCTCACACTTCCCGGGCTTGGGGGTCGGTTGGCGCAGATTCGTCTCGACTGGTCTTGGCGCGATAAGTTGGTCAAGACGTACCTAACGCCTTTGCTAAGCCTTCCCCCGCAGTATGCCGACGGGTTGCTCCACACGTCGCTGCATCTCACGGGGACCCAAACCCAACGGTTTTCGTCGTCCAACCCGAATCTGCAGAATGTCCCTTCCCGGACCGAGGAAGGCCGGGCCATCCGTAAGGCGCTTATTGCACGGCCGGGGTGGCGGTTCATCATCTACGACTACTCACAGATCGAGCTCCGCATCATGGCCCACCTTTCCCGGGACCCGGAGATGATGGCTTGCTACTGGCTCGACTTGGACATCCATCAGGCGACCTTGGACGAAATGCTTCGCACATGGGCGGAAGCCAAACGAGTGAACGCCAAGACCACGAACTTTTCGACCATCTATCGCATCTCCCCGCCCGCGTTGGCCGTCAAGATGCGCGTGTCAGTGGCAGATGCCGAGCGGTCGATTGAAGCCTTTTTCGCCCGGTTTGCGGCCGTAGGGGCCTACCATACGGCGGCGATTGAATACGCCCGTACGCACGGCTATGCGCGCACCATCGATGGATTTCGTCGACCCCTCGACGTCACGCCTAAGTGGAACTACAAAACTCGGCGGAAAGACCTTCCGTGGCACGTGGCGAACGAAGCCATAAACACGCCCATACAAGGGAGTGCTGCGGGGTTGTGTAAGAAGGCGATGCTGGCCATGTGGCGCCGGTGGGTCGCGTCCGGGGAGTACGGGGTGCGGGTGAATCTTGCGGGACAAGAGCACGACGCGATCATCGTAGAGGCCCGGGAAGATTTCGTCGAACAAGCATCGGCGGATATGAAAACAGATATGGAATCGGCTCTAACCTTACGGGTCCCGATTGTTGCCGAAGGTGGCAGCGGGCCTTCGTGGGGGGAAGCCAAAGCAGCGTAAAGGGACGACGATATGCCAGTAACACAAGCAGACCTACGCAATTGGTTCTCATACCACCCCCCGACATCGGCAGAACAAAAGGAGGCTTACGAGCAGATTAGAACGGCCGGCTTTGATATGGCGTCCGCGATTCTTTTTTACGTCCCGGTCGGGCCGGACCAGTCCGCGGCCATCCGTAAGATTCGGGAAGCGGTCATGACGGCGAACGCGGGGATTGCCTGCGATCAAGTCGGGGGGAACTAACAGCCATGCGAATCGGGGTCGATTTCGACGGCGTACTACACTCGTATGCGCAAGGGTTCACCGGAGCTTGTGACTTGCCGGGGGATCCGGTTCCCGGGGCGCGGGAATGGGTCGAGTCCATGCTGGCCGCGGGGCACGAGGTCATTGTGTTCTCGTGTCGGGCGCGGACGGTGGCGCAAGCGTCGGAGGACGACCCCGGTTCGACGTGGGATCCCGGGGGCCGTGAGGCCATGCGCGAGTGGTTGGCCCGCCATGGCTTCCCCGCGTTGCCGATAACCGGGACCAAACCCGCGGCTTCCGTGTACCTGGACGATCGTGCGTTATCGTTTCGGGGCTCGTGGCCGTCGCTCGACAAGTTGGCGCGGTTTCGCCCGTGGCAACAGAGCGACGCGTTGGCCCGAGCGGTCGGGGACACCACCCAGAAGCCGCAGGAGATCTTGACCCCGGCGCCGATCTCCGACTTCGTCCGGGCGGTGTTCGGCGGGGCGATCCGTTGTGACCCGTGTGCGACCCGGGACGCCGCGCGCGACACCGTACGGGCCACGGTCAAACTGTTTGGGCCGCCCGACCATGCCGACGGCCTTACGGCGAACTGGCTCAAGTTCACGTATTGCAATCCGCCCTTCCGGGAATTGCGTAAGTGGCTAGCTAAAGCTGTTATCGAATCTGAGCGGGGGACGAAGCTCGCATTGTTGGCCCCGGTGCGCTCACGTTCGGAGTGGTGGCGTGAGGCACGATCTGTCGCCCTTCGTTGTGGTGGGGTGGTCGAGCTAAACCGAGTAGCTTTCGTCGGCTATGAGGACACCTTTCCCGATTCGTTGGCACTGCTGTTTTACAATCTAGATCGCGAGCGAATTAAAGCACTTCTGTCCGACACCAAAATCGGTGCACTTTTGTAGGCGCCGGACTCGACACCGGCGTGGGGCATGTCACACATAAGGTCCCAACATGCAGTGGATCGGAGGGGTGGGCACCTACCACCTGTAGTGTATTAGTGTTTTCTGGGAATGCGCGAAACGACTATGGACCAGCTAAGATACAACACCGACAAACCTTGTGCGACCTATTGGTATGCAAACCACCTTGCGTTGGAACGATTCGAAACTTCGTTCACCCCGTGCGCCTGCCCGGTGGAGGACGCGATTGTGCAATCTGCATCGACGTTCTTGGCTAACGTGTGGTCGGACCCGTGGGCGCCGTTGGTGCGGGTGGTGACCGCGTTGGTGCTGGCCATCGAGGACGCGCACGAAGAGCACGCCGTTTCGGATCTGCTTCCGAACGACCTAACGCCCATCGCTTTCCTCGCGCATTGTGAGCACGCCTTGGCCGCGTACGACCGTTTGTGCGTCGCGGGGGAACATAAGTACGCCCGGGGCAACTATCGGCACGGCGCCCCCCTCACCGAATATCTAAACTCGTTCTTTCGACATCTGCACGCCCACCTGCGCGGGAAGTTGGTCGACCCCGAGACCCAAGCGACCCACCTTACGTGTGCCTTGTGGAATGCGTGGAACGCCCTCAACCAGCCGCGGTGGCGCGACAACCGTTTGCCCCCGGTCCAAGCCCATCCGATTACGATCGAGGACGCCTATCCCCGTCCCGCGGCCATCCCCGTCGTCTTAGAAGCGGGCCGGGTAGTGGGGGCTTACGATGTCCACTAAGTCGCTCAAGTCCAAGTGGTTTTTCACTGATGCACGTTCGCGGGAAAGGGATGTGAGGGTCGAAATGCGCATTCGTATTCGAGCGGTGAGCGGGCGTCCGGTGCCGACTGATGGCGTGCCCGTGGTCTCGGAACCGGACCCGGAATCCGGGATGCAACTGTTGTCGATCGTGGGGCTCGCGGAGTTGATGTCGTGCATCCACACGTGGGGGTGCCCGGTGACCATCTCGCCCCCGGAAGGTTCGTTGCCGTGGCAGTTGGAATTGGAAGACGGGAAACACGCACGCGAAGACGGGCTGCATTCCGCCGGAGCGAACGGAAAGGCGGCGGCCGCGTGACCATCGGAAACCCCGAGGTGTTGGCCAAGTATCTGCTGGCCAAGCGGTTGATGGAAGTACAGTCGGTGGTCCGGTTGCTCGTTGACGGGCGCCATCCCGACATCGATCTCCCCGAGCATCTGTGGGAACGGGCGGACGTCGAGCTCTACATCGGCCACGGCACCCGCCCGCGGATTCGCAACCTCTACATCCACCCGATCGTCGGGATTACGGGCACCCTACGGATGCAATCGGTGCCTTACCATTGCGCGTTGCCTTGGGCGGCGATCTACGGCATCGGTTCCACGATGTGGTGGGGCGAAATCCCCGAGTGCCAACGGGCGAAGTACGACCTTCCCCGCGCCTTGATGGTCGGTTCCCCGGTCCCCGTGCCCCGCAATCCGTTGCGGTCCGTGCCGTGCCAGAATGACGGGGGGCCGCCACATGCCGCTTGAGCCGGTCGAAGGCGTAGCTTTCCACGGCCACGAAAAGCCGAAACCTCCGGAAGGCTTGTCGCGGTCCGAGTGGATCCGGCAACTGCACTACGCGGGCCACGATTGGTCGTCGATCCGCCTACAAACGCACTGCACCCGACAACACTTCAATTCGGCCTTGGCCCACCGGGGTCCGTGGGGCGGTGGTCGGGCGCCGCGGTGCCAGACGTGCGGGGCGGAAGTCAAACGGTACAAGCGGGGCGTCTACTTCCACATAGACGACCCCGAGGTATTGGCGGGGAAATGCGGTCGACCGCAGCTTGGGTATCTGGATATGCGGTTCGGGACGGTCCCCGTCGTCCCCCCGCCTAGTCCTGGCCCTTGACCCACCCTTGCAGCTTGGCCCCGACGGCGCCCGCCCCGGTCAACTTGAGACGTACGAAACGGGCGGGGTTGACAATCGTAATCATAGTCGATGCTCCATTGGTTACCGTCAACCCCGTCCCGTCGATCGTGACCCGTGAGGTCACGGCGGATATGTCCACGACCTTCGCAGTGGAGGCGGTGGATTCCCCGTCGGTGGCCTTGAGCTCGTGGGCGATCGATGCGTCGTTGGACTCTTCGATGGTCCACGCCCCCGCGGCCGCGCCCGACCCGTCGTTGGCCAGATGGATCTTGATGGCATAGGACCCCGCGGTGTCAATCCACCGGGAAGCAAACGGCCCGGTGTAAACGCGGTCCTTGAAGAGAGTAGCAAGTAAGGTGTGGGCCATAAGGTTAGTTCGTCAGATAGTTGTCGAGATTGTCAGTGGTAGAGCGGTAGGACGCGGACTGTGTGATGCGAGGTTTCGCCGCGGAGCTTCCCGCCCCGCTCGGAGCAAACTGCGTGCGACCGCTGTTGACCGACTTGTAGACCGATTGGGCCTTGGCAATCTTCATCCGAGGTTGCCCGAGTAAACGACCCATGGCGACGGCCCGGTGGCCGCTCGGGCGTTTCTTGCCCCCAAGCCCTTCCAGCACCGACAACCGGATTTGTTCGGCCAAACCCGGATACATCTGGTTCAAGGTGTCGATTTCGTGCTGGAACACGTAGCCTTCGTCGAGGCGATCATAGATCGACAACGGGTCTTGGGCGATGCGATCGGCTTGGGCGAACTTGCGCAGATCGCGGTCGTCGACTTGGGGATCGGCGTACAAAGCCGCGAAGGGGTCGTTAGGCAGCGTCCCCCGTTTGATCGGGGGCAACATGGCGGCGAGCATCCCGAGGGCCGATTGGGCGCGGGCGGTCATGGCCGCCGCGTGGGTCGGCATCGCGTCGTGGACCTCCCCAAGTTCGCGAGTCGAATGTTGTGCGAACGCGACCGGGTCCTGCATGCTTTGGATTTCGGCGAGCCTTTCCCGGTAGGCGGCTTGTCGAGCCTCGGCGGTCTTCCCGTCCAGCATTCGTTGCGTGGCCGGCGAAATGAACCGGCGGATGGTTCCCGCGCGGGGGGCGTTGCCCGCCGTGATTGCTTCGTAGGCGCCCCGTAGGGGGCGCGTGATACTATCACGGACCTTACGTGCCGTCGGGCCGGCGGTTTCGGCGACCTTCGCGGCGGCGGTTCGCGCCTTCTGGGCGGTCTCTTCCGAGAACAACCCGGACGCTCGGGAACCGAGGTATGCACGAAGGTCCTGGAGCATGCCGGCGGCGTTCGCGCGGACGATCGCCATACGCGCGGGGTTGAGCATCATCGCGCCCGCGGCGCCGGCCACGGCGCCGGGCAACCCGAACATGGAACCGATGCCGCCGAACAACAACGCGGCCCCGGCCCCGGTGCCGAAGGACCCGAAGGTTTTGTTGTAGCGCTCGGTGAGTTTCTTGACCGCGTTGAAGACGGCGACCTTTTCGGAGAGCTGGGTGCGAAGCTTGGCGAATTCTTGGTTGAATGCCTCGGCTCGCTGCAACACCTCGGGGTGGCCTCCGAATAGTTCTTTCGCGGTGGTCGCGTATTTCTCGTTGGCCGCTTGCCACTGGTCCAAAGCGGCGGCGGTTTTGTCACCCGCGAGACGGTCGACTCGGTTTAGATAGGTGTTGATCCCATTCAGGTCGGCGGCCCCGTCGGCGTCGATGATCCGCGCTTTCTTGAGGTCCTCGTAAGCCCGCGCCCGTGCGGCGTAGGCTTCGTTCCACGATTTCTGTAGGTGGCCCGCTTCGCCCCAGATGGCGGGGTCCTCTAAGCCCTCGCGGGACTTGGCGTACACGGTCTGGAACTGGTCGCGCAACCGTCCGCGTCCGACTTGGGGGATCGCTTCGTCGAACCGCGCGGGGTCTCGAAACAACTGTTTGACCGAGTTGAGTTCGTCGTAGGCACGTCGAACCACCTTATCCGAGATCGGGAATTGCTCGGCCAACTCCTGCAACGTGCGCTTGCGGATTTCGGTTACCTGCTCGACGCCGTCCCCGGTGAATACATCCTTAGTGACTTTGTATTCGCGGTCGACTCCCGCTTCGCGGAAGATTTTGTCGACGGCGGTGTCCAACGCGTCCCGATACGGCTTGACCACTCCATTTCCGCCGCCATGACCCAATCCATAATGCTCGGAGTTTTGGGGGATGTGTTGGAGTGCCAGGTCGATCTGGTCGATGTTGTTGGCGACGGCCTTTAGGGTCCCCGGTGCGTTGCCTTTGGGGATCTTCGCGTCGAGGGCTTGCTCGCGTAAGCCCCCGACCCCGTAGACTTCGCGGCCCGCTTGGGAATGCGCTTCGGAAATCTTGTTGACGACGTCCCCGAGGTCCCGGCCCGTTTCCTCGAGTCCCGCCCGTCCTTCCCGCATGAACGCTTGGCCCTTCGGGGTGTTGATCGTGCGGATGTCGTTCAGGTCGTAGCGACCGACCTTCGTGGGGAACGTCTCAGTGAAAAACTCGACGGCCTTTTTCAGGATCGGGTTTTCGGCGGTGATGGTGTCGTAACCCATCGCTTTCATCTGGTCGGCGATCTGCTCGACGGACATCATCACGCGTTCGCCGGTCGGGGTCGTCTGGACCCACCCGAGCTGATCCGCGATCGACGCTTTCGCTTTGCCCGCGGCTTCGCCGGCCAGGTCCCCGAGTTTCCCCGCGGCGGTCCCGATCTTTTCGCCCGCGTATTTCGTCGCCCCCGCGGCCCCAAGTACCGTTCCGTGCAACGCCGTTCCCGCACCCGCCCCGAGGCCCGCCCCGAGCAACGCCCCGCTCCCCATGGCGGCGAGTAGCGACTCCGCATTCATATCCGGATTTCCGAGGGCTTCCTCGGAAATGCCTTGGCCGGCGCCGTAAAGCGTGCCCTCGACGGCGCCCCGTGCGGCAGTACCCCCGAGCTTTTGGAGCGACTCGCGTTCGATGATTTCCGCGAGGGCCTTTCGGGCCACGTTCTCCGCGGTAACGCCCATCTGGGTCACGGCGGCGGTCGGGGCCAAGGCGGCTTGGAGGGCCGTCTGGGTGGTCGCACGTAAGGCGTTCGTACCCTGGAGCGCCGCGTCGGCCGCGATTGCCCCCTCGACGGCGCCCGCCCCTCGGGCGGCGGCGCCCGCTTCGCCCAAACCGGGAAGGAAGAACGTGAGCCCAAGGCCCGTGGCTTCGCCCCCGGTGCCCCATCCGGTGGCCGCGCGTTCCGACAAGCCCTCGACGCCGGCTTCGCGCAAACCGAGGTCGGACAACCCGAACGAAAGACTACGGCCCGCGCCTTCTAGGAAGCTCTGGAGGCGTTGTCCTTGGGCCTTCTGGGTGAGGACCTCGTGTCCCGTCGCGAACCGCCACCCGTCTTGTATGGCGTCCTGGACCCGGTCGGGCGTCGCGTGCATGACGGTCTTGCCGTCGGGCGCCAGCATCGGGATCTGTTGCTCGGGGGCCAAAGCGGCCCGGCCCGCCAGCCATTCGGTTTGTGCGACGTCGGCGGGGACTTCGGCGACGGTCCCGCTTTGCGGGTCGACGATCTGGATCTTAGGGTCGGCCATCCGGGGACCTAACGGTAGGACCCGAGGGTTTCGTCGATAAACTTACCGAAAATCCCTTGGGTAGGTTTGGCGGGGGCGTTCAAATCTGTAAGGCCCAATCGAGTACCCTTCGCTTGCTCGGATTCGTTGCGTTTGCGGCTGATAATTTCCTGCATGTCCCGTTCGGAGTAACCCGCGTCGCGCAGCCGTTGGTACATCTGGTCCTTCAGCTTGGGCTGTAGGAAAGCGATATTCGATCCGATGGTGAACCGCCCGAGGCGCATGTCTTCCCCGAGTGCCCGGTTGAGTGCGTCCCCGGACCACTTGTTTTTGAAGAACGCTTCCGTCTGCCGCTCGAGTTCTTGTGTAGTGATAGTCTGACCGGTGGTGGCCAGATTCTTAGCCGCAAGATAGTTATACACGGCCATCTTTTGTTCGTCGGATGCCTCGGTCCAACCGGTGGCCCGTGACAAGAAATTCGTTTCCTGATTCAACCGGGTCAACTCGTGCCCCGCGGCTTGCATGGAGTCGAGGCCCCGCATGGTCACTTCCGCTTTGCCTTGCGCGGCTTCGTCGGCCTTGGTCGGACCGTTGCCCGTCTTACGGAAGGCGACCAAAGCATTCGCCCGGTCAACGGCTTCCTTGAGCAGATCCACCGGGGCCACTCCCGCGGTCGACGGGGAATACGAGGACCCGGATTGATCGGACACCGTGGTTCCGTGCGACTTCTGCGTCTGGGTCCCGAAGGTGTTGGCCGTTCCCACCTCTTGGCCCAAGGTGTGAGACTCGCCGGTGGTGTTGTTTTCCGTGCGGGTTTTGGACTCGATTTGGAAGGCACGCGTCATTCCCGCTTGTTGTTCGGCGGCGAACTTTAGAGCTTCTTCTTGACTGCGGATCCCCGCTTCCGTGCCCTTCAAAGCTTGGGCGCGGGCTTCCTGTTGCGTCGCGAAAACCCCGTGCATTGCGGCCTTGGTGGCTTCCTTGGCGGCGAGGTCCGATTGAAAACGGCCGCGCATATCGACCAAGATCTGCTGGGTCATGGACATACGTTCCTTTTTCGCCTGCAACCCGATCTTCTGGCCTTCCAAGTCACGCTCTAACGCTTGGTTGATTACTTGTTGGGCGAAGTTCGGCGTCCGGGCCATGGCGGCCCCATAAGCCCCAAGACCCATCGCGAGCGCGGCAATCCAGGACTTCGGGCCGGAGATGAGACGGGAAGGATCGATCTCCTTCGCCGCTTTCTCATATTGGCTCTGCTGGAGTTGCATGTCCTTTTCCAACTTGGCCAAGGCGATCTGTTGTTCGGCGGCGGTGCGTTGTTGCGCGAGGGCCATCTCCTTTTGATAGTTCGCCCACTCGGAAATCTTGCCCGCGCTTTCGGCCGCGGCGGCGGACTGGACTTCGCCCAACCGGGTAGCAACTACCCCCCGTTGGCGGGCTATGTCCTGCTCGCGCAACAAAGATTCTCGGGCGTCGTCGGACAGCACGGTTTGGGTCGTCCCGGTCGCCTTCTGCTCGCTCTGGGCGTCCGACTTGGAACGCGATTCGTTTTCGGTAGTGGAGTAGTTGGTCCCGGTCGTGGTTTGGTCGGACGTGGTCGACCCGTGTTGTGACTGTAAGGTGGTCCCGAGCATCGGGTTGCGGGCCAGATTCGCCGCGTTGATGTCCCGCGAAGCCGCTTGCAGTCTTACCGCATCGTCATTGCTCAACTGCGGCAAGGTATCCGGAGAAGACGCCAACCGCATGGTCCGGTGCAACGGGTCCTCGACGGGGGCGTTCGGATCTTGGTAGCCGGGAAGCTTCGTCGGGTCGATCATGGTTCCGAACCGGGGAACGGCCGTCGGAGCATCGCCCGGCATAGAGGCATTCGGCGCCGCCGCGGGCGGCGCGGGAACGGCCCCGGGGTCCGGGGGCGCTTCCGACATGAGATAAGCACTCATGAGGTCCGCCCCGGCGGGTCCGGGATCCTTCGGCGCTTCCGGGTCCTTCGCCGCGAAATCGGGGATGCCAAAACGTGTGGCGGGTTTTTTGGTCGGGGCCATAGGAATCTTACAGCAAGGCGGAGAGGATGGTTCCCCCCGCGCCGATCAATGCGCCTTCCCGTTGGGTCTGCAGCTGTTGGTTTGCGATGTCGCGCTGGACGTTCTGGCCCGAGTAGTCGACCGGAATCCCCATTGCCAACGAGAACTGGCGTTGCAACCAGTCGGCATACTGTTGGGAGTTCTGCGCTTCAAACTGTTGGGCGCCCAAGTTCTGAGCACCGAATTGCTGGCCCGCCCCGAGTTGGGTTTGCATCCCTTGGCCGTACATCTGGGCGTCGATGCCGTATTGGGCCGCGGCCGTCCGGGCCGCGTCGTTCATGCCGGAAGCCGCCGCCGTTGCTTGGCCGATGTCCGTGGTGCGGACCCCGCCGTATCCGGCCCCCAACCCTTGGAACTGATTGCCGACCGCGGTGTTGCCGGACGTAAGCAACTGTTGGGCGTTCAACTGCTCTTGGGCGCGTTGCGCGGCGAGCTGGGCGGTGCTTTGGAGGCGGGTGTCGGTCGCACTCTGGGCGGCGGCGCGTTGGGCGGATGCCACGTTGCCCCCGCGGGCCGCGGCCGCTTGGGCGGCTTGGGCGCGTACGGAAGCGTCCATCTGGCTTCGAGCCAAGTTTTCGGCGGCGGAAGGACCCCGCCCTAGCGCGGAATCCCGGACGATCCCGAGGTCCCTTTGCGACTGGGCGGCTTGACCCCCGGCGGTCGCGAGGGTGTCCATCTGGTTCCCGCGTACCCCGTTGCCGGCTTGGTTGATCTTGCCCGCGGCGAAAGCGGACGTGTTGCTGAAGTCCGTGGCACGGGCGCCCAACTGCTGCTGTGCGTCCCCACTGATGGCCATATTTGCGGCACCTCCCGCTTGCCGCAAATACGGGTTGTTCTCGGCGTAGAGGTCGGGACGGGCGCCCACCTGGCCCCCAAGCACATCGGCGGGATTGCCAAGCATTTGCCCGGTGCGATCGTAGACCGGACGTCCTTTCCAAAAGCCGGTATCGATGGCCGAATTCGCCGCGTGAGAGGCGTTCGCGGCAATCTGTTGCATGTACAACTGTTGCGGGGTGTATTGCTGGCTCTGCGGGTTGAAAAGCGACCCGAAGAATTGCCCGACGCCACCTAGGCCGGAAACGTCCGGCGCTGTGATTCCCGGGTCCCCCGCGGCGATCTTATCGACCCCGGTGGCCAACGAGTTGAAGGCGTCCCGAGTGCCCGATTCCTGCCCCGGCTTGTTGGCGTAGTTGCGCGCATAGTCCGAAATGCTGCTGTACGGCGGCGGGGGAACACTTACACCGTTATTCGAAGGAGTAAGTCGGGCGACCCCCGTTCCCGGCTGGCCGTAGTTAGTCACATTCGCCCGTAAGCGATTGATTTCGTCGATAACTGGATTGCCGGTCGGTGGGGCCGGCGCCTTTGGCGGGGTCATGCCGGCGGCGGCCGGGGCTCGGGCGGGGTAGTAAGGAACGGTCATCGTTGGGCGGGCCTCTCTCCAACCCGCTAGGAGACGTCGGGGCGGGCCCTAGAAGGCGCTTGGACGGGCGCGGGCTTTGCCCCGGGTGGGGAGTACCCCGTAGTCGTAGGTGACCGCTGAGAGGCGGAAGAGCGGTCCTCCGGTGTATGTGGGCGACGGCTGGATCCGCACCCGACACCGTAAGGCCCGGCCCCGTTGGGAGACCAAACGCCCCCCGAGCAGGAAGTTTTCGGGTTCCGCTTGGAGGGTGGCAGCGGACCAGATGTAGGTGTTGTCGGCGACCGTCGAGCTTTTGTCGCGTTCGGCCTGTTGGGAGAATGCCTCTACGACCACGTCCGCTTGGTCGTCGGCCCATCCGCCCTCTTGCGACCCGGACACAAACACCTTCCACAACCGCATCTGTTGGACCCGGTCGCGTCGCAACCACGGAAGGCCGATCTTTTGCGGGAACCCGACCAGCGATTCGGTATCTACGGCGGGGTCTTGGTCGCGGCGGTCGTCGAACGAGTAGCGGAAGAGCGTGTAATTTCCGCTCGGGGACCCGGGGATCTGTGAGATCGCATAGACCTGTCCGTCACACTCGGCCACATCCCAAAAGGTATCCCAAACGCCGGTAAACGTGGTCCACCGGGAAGTACGAAGGTCGTAGACGAATACAACATCCTGCGCCAAGAACCAGACTTGAGAACGGGAAGGGAGAAACCGTGCGCGGTGGATGGGATGTTCTTCGCCGAAGTTTTTGCCCCCGAGTGCCCGACCGATCGGGACAATCTCGAGGCCGGGGGTTAGCAGGTGGATTCCCGTGCGGTGCGCGAACATCACGCCGATGGGGGTTTCGACCACGGACCCGACTTGGCCCGGTTCGACTCCGACTCCCCGGGCGATGGTCTCGGGCATCGAGAAAATGCCTTGGCCCAACGCATCGGGTCCTTCGCCGGTGACCACACAGATTTGTTGGTGCTGCAGGATAACCAACTTGTCGTACATCGACGCGACGGCCAACGGGGGTCCGCCTTGGTTGTCCACGCGCAACGACAACGACGAATTCCACCGGGGAAAGTTTGGCTCGAAAGTCTCGGTGGTGAACATGATCGTTTCGGGGATGTCCGAGCGCACCCCGAAGAGTCGATTGCGGTGGGCTGTAAGGTGGGTCAACGGCGGGGCCAATTCGGAGGCCAACACGCCCCCCGTCGAGTAGAGCGTTTCGCCCAAGGCTGCGTTGGTATCGGACATCGAATCCGTAAAGGTGACGATACCCCCGGTTCCCGCGTCGGCCACGTGCGTCGCGTAGATCAAGTTGTATTCCGACTTGTTCATCTGGGTCCGGTAGACCTTGACCCGGACGGCATGCACTTGGAACTTTGATAGGGATGCGAAGTCCCGGAGGATATCGGGAACCTGGATCTCGAGGGTCGGGGTCGGGGCCGTGGCGGACGCGTGGGTGTAAATAAGCGTCGGGGACGGCGGCGACACCTGTATGTTGCCGTGGAAATCTACATATTCGAAAAGCGCCACGTAACCCCACACATTCGGGTTAGACGGCGGGAAGGTTTGCGGGACAATCGCGGGGGCGACCAAGAACGCGGCGGGAAATACCCGGGTTTCGTCCGAGGCGGCCAGATAGGAACCCGTTAGGAAATGCGTGTGCTGCAGGTGGGCCGTGTGGAAGTATTCGGACGTCGATTCAAAGTAGGCGATTCGTAGCCGGCGGACCCCGCGGGACCGGCGCCCTTGTACGGCCGGGCCGGACTCCATCGCCACCGGAACGGGAATCATCCCGGAGACCCCGATCGCGACTAACGGCGGCGGATACGTGAAAAAGAACTCGTTGAGATCTTCGAACGGGTAGTTGATCCAATACCCCCACTCGTCGTACGCCAACTGGCCCTCAGCGAGCAACACGCCCAAGTTGACATCATAGTAGACCAAACTTAGGTTGGCGTATTGGGTCTCGGGGACCGCCGTGGCGGAGATCCCCATCCTAAAGCGGCCGTTTATCGTTTCCGCTTCGGTGGCAACTTGCATCCCGTAGTAGGTCTTTTCCGAACCGGACGGACCCGGGGGACCACTGGTCCGGAACGTTCGGTATTTGATGTCGCCTTTGCCCCAACCCGCCGTCGCGGAAAATATGATCTGGGTATTCCACGATACTAGGAATTCGCCCGACACTCCGGTGGACGACAACGTCAAATTCACAAGGTGGGTGTTGCTTGTGCCGATCGTGTAGGCGGACCCCGCATAGACAATCACGATGTTCGGATCCCCGACCGCCGTCATGCATCCGTAGATCGGAGTCCCCGCGGCGTTCCACACCCAACACTGTGCGCGGGTCGGTACAACGGGAAGCACGGAAGCCAAACCCACAACGACAGTTCCGAAGGCATCCCAACGTAGGTTCCACGCCTTCCACGTCAACGTCGCTTTCCCTTCCAGCCATGTCACCTGGCAAGTACCGTTGTCGAGGGAAGCCATGTCCACCGTGCGGTTGACCGGGACACTACTCTGCGAATCCCCCGTCGACAGTAGCGTGGTGACGGTGATGGTGGTTGGGAGTACCGCGAAGACATTGATCCCCGGGGTCGGTTGCCAAAGCGTGTAAGCCACGACCGAGTTGGGGGCTGTGAAGGCGTTACCCGCCGCCAAGCAGAATATGAAGGCTTGGGCGCCCGTCGTCGCGTTCGTGGCCACTGCCACCCGGGCACAATACGCGGGGTAGCTGGTCGTAAAGTAGATCGCCCCGGAGGTCGCGTCGATAACGTGAATAAACGTTATGAAGTCGGCGGGACGTTGGTAGTAGATCGTGTTGTCGGTGGACGTTTCCCCGCTGCATACCGTCGCGACACAAACACAGCCCAACGCGAAGGCCATGTCGACGTGTTGGATTCGGGCACCCGGGGACAAGGTCGTGATGGTCTGGGTAATGCGGGCGGTTAGGTCGTTGTCGATGGCCACCGGCGCTTGGGCGTCTTGTAGCAGCAACCGAGGATAACCGCGTTCGGCCCCGGGCGCGTCGGGGAGGAACTTGGATAGGTTGGATCCTAACACCTCGACCCGTACGAACCCGCCTCGACGTAGTAAGACCCCGTCTTCGTCGAAATCATAGTTGACGAGCTCCAAGGCCCCGTTCGGTTGGCCTTCTTCGTCCTCGGTGACGTCGAGTCCGAAGCGGAAGGGGATTTCTTTGGTTTGGGGTTCTAGAGGCATAAGACGTTTTCTATTGCGAGACTACCCATCCAGTGGCCGCTTGTTCGCGTATGAAGTCCAGCATAAACACCGTAGACTCGGTCGTGCTGCCACTACCCAAGCGAAAGCCAAAGAATGCACGCGTAGGGGTAAAAGTGCGGGTTGTGTGTCTCTTACAACGGCCGCCTATGATGCTGTAGTGGTATGACTCACGGGTTGTTCCCAAGGTGAACCGCTCAACCACAGCGTGCATGTCTGGATAGCCAGCACCAACACCATCGTTAGTGGCCGCACCGCCCACGTTTTGGTATCTTTGTAAATCGACTGAAGCCTGCGGATCCCAACCGATAAAAGTGCAGTTCGGAAGGTCAGGTAGGCCAGCAGAGGATGCACTAACTATTAGGAACGCATATGCCCCGTAGCCGAGGCACTCCATTCGCGCTGTGTATTCGCGATCTCCTGCCGTTACAGCCCTATAGATGACATAGTCCTTGGATGCCGGTATCTGTACGAATAGCATCCCGCCTAGAAGTGACGATCTATACTGGCTATTTCCGATTGCGGTACCACTGGAGTGCCAATCGACATCTCCGAGCCGAGTAGTGACCGCGGTGCTATTCGTCCTGTTATAGATGCTGAAGTTGGCCAGCAGAGAATCAGATAAAAACTCATCGGCAAAATCGGGCGATGTCGGAGGCGTAAGCCATGGAGCCGTGACACCGATCGTTGCAAGCGTCGCCCGCTTTATCGCGTTCGAAGCCGCCGAGTCTGCGATGTAGATCTGATCAGTGGCTACGGGCGTGGGCTTGGACGGGTACTGGCTTATGTCTCCGCTGACGACGTTCCATAACACGGGCCGCGGGGTCTGGGCTATCCATGCATTGGCCGTCGTCTTACGTACGAAGTCAATCGAGATTACGACTGGCATTGTTCCACCCCAAGCCGTATTGGGCGTGAACCGAAACGCGACGACTTGCACTGCAGTTGAGGCAATGGCGCCTGTGACGTTCGTGGTCTGCGTGTCGCCATCGCTCGAATCGACTAGGAATGGCCGGTAAGTCGTGCCGCTCACCCAGTTGACACCTCGTATGTCACCGATCTGAGCGCCAATTGGCGACCTTGTAGAGCCCGAGTACGCACCCGCCGTACCTCTGAACATCTCGACGCCTGAAGCGCCAGAGCTTGTCGAAAAGCTAGAGACATAGATGCGGTTGTTGGTGTCAGCAGTGCCACCAGCGGTCGCGTAGAAGCCGAACTCTAATGTATTGCTTTGCGTGCCCGAGTCGAAGCGATTGGAGCTGCCCACGCGTGCGAAGTACGTATCGCCGCTAGCGAGGACGACGGGCTTTGATATCGTGTAGGTAGAGGCGACGTTAGGAAACTGCACGAGCAGCTGTGAACCAACGATCGAGGACAGATAAGTGCCCGCAACAGGCCCGGTAGCATTCCAAGGGTCTACTGCACCTGCGCGTGTCAACGTTGTACCCGCGCTATTGGTTACCGAATAACCCCTCGAGGCGAGGTCGGGCGAGCCGCCGTCAAACTCGTCGTCAAACGCGTTCGGAACTAGCGGCGGATCTACGTACGGATTACCGCTAACTGCAATTGGCGCGGCGGCTAGCAACGAGGTTACCGACGCGTACTTCGGCACCCCTCCCGCGGCCGAGTCGTTGATCGCGACCTGGTCCGCGGCCACAGGTGTCGCCTTGTTTGCGTAGTTCGCGTCGAAGTCCGCATACAGACGGGAAGACACATCGGCCGTGGTCGGAATCTGGCCCGCGCCCGTCCCGAAGTCGGCCGCCACGGTGACCACGGGTCCGGTGCCGTCGGTCACTGCAATCCCGGGTCCGGCGTCGATTTCGGTGATGGTCCCGGCGCCGCCGCCCGAGTGCTCATCGATCCAGTCTAGAATATCCTTAGAGTGGTCGCGGAGTCGTTGTAGGTCGGTCCGGGTCTCGGGGACCAACGTTTTGAAAGTTGCGGGCGGTACAGGTCTACGCATGGGGATTAGATCAGGTCGTAGATTTCTTCGTACTGGTACTCGACACGCCCCACCGTAAGGGTGTTCGCGGTGACCAGATTGCGACACGCTTCCCGGATACGTTCGGTTGCCGACTGGCGAAGCGCCAGCATCACCCCGGGGTCCCGATCCTCCTTCGTAACGATATGGAGTGCCACGGTAGACACTAGGAAGTCATCCCAACCGTTGTAGGTGGTGATCGGGGACGTCGAAATCAAAGGGATGCCGTACGGGACGTAATAGATCTGCACGGTCTTGGGGCGGGCCGTCGGCGGGGCCAGCTTCAATTGGTTCCCGACGATGCGAAACCGCGGGCGGACTTCGTCTTGGAAGTCGTTGCGTTCCCGCCAGTTGAACTGGCGCATCTGGAGCCACTTGTTCGAAGTGGTTTGGTCCGGGCACTCCGCGTCGATCAACCGGTAGAAGTCAGTCGGGAGGTCATACGTCGGGGGGACCAGTTGGGCCTGGACGGCGAGCAACTCAATCGAAGCGTCGTCACACGAAATGAGCAGGTCCAAGAACTCCCGGGTCGCTTTGGTAAGGATCGTTAGGAGCTCATCATCCGTGGTGAAGTCGGTGGCGGGCGTGAGGGTCTGAGCGTCCGCACGGTAGCGGGCCTCAGTAAGAATATTTGCGGCGGTGGTGACTAAGGCAGGCATAAGGGGGACCGGGGGCAAAAGAAAACCCCGGGGCAGCACCCACCATTGAGTGCGCGTCCGGGGTCCTCCACGTAATGGCTAAGCCGCAGGGGATTAGCCGGTGTATCTCGCGTTCTGGACGGCCACGCGGTAACCGAGGGTGACGCCGGTAACCGGGTCCGTCGGGGTACCCGCCAACGAAACCGTGAAGCCAATGACCCCGGTGGTTAGGTTGATGCTGGTCACCTGGACCGTGTAGACGTTGGTCGCATGGACCAACATAAAGTCGGCATACAACACATCGGCGACCCCACCCCGAGCGTCCAGCGTCAGACTGTATTTGCCCGCGCCGGAAACCTTGGCAATGGTGCCGCCGCGTCCCGTTTGCGACGCGATCGCACCCGATCCGCCGTAGGTGGCTTTACCGAGTACGTCGACTACGAAGGGCGTGGTGACCTTGAGGTCCCGCCACATGTTTCTATAGAGAGCCATGTTTACGACCCCCCTTTAGTAGAACTTGACTTGGCAGTTGTACGAAGGCGCGAAACAACCGATGTTGCCGTAGTACCCGACCCGGATCTCGATGCTGTCCGCGTTCGAATCCCAGATAAACTTATTCCCCAAGCCCTCGAGAACCCGAGGCTGGCCCCCGAGCGACGCGGCGACCCAAGTTTTCATGTCGAGCAGCCACGCACGGCCGACGGGAACGTTACGGTCTGCAATCAGGTCGTAGGACCCACCCATACCCATCATCTTGATCGACGAAAAGGAAATGGTGGCCATGTCGGGCGACTTGACCTTATCGTAGACCACGTCGGACCCGAGCAACTTGCGAAGGTTGTTGAGGTCGACCGGGTTGAGCATACCGTGAGTTGTTACGCCGCCCTCAGTATGGATCTTGGAGTCCGCGTCCTCCAAAGCCTCGATGATGGTCTGCGACGAACCATCTTGAAACTGACCGTAAAGGCGAGTGTCCGAAGCACGGTCGACCCCGAGGAACGGAGTGCCCGGGGCGGGTGCCGTCTCCGGGATCCACTCGGCCAAACCATTCGCTGCAACACCAAAGTCGCCTTGGCGGAATAGATAGTCTTGGGCCGTAAAGCCAGTCCAAGCCGCCGCCGTAAGGGTCCCTGCGCGTCGGTTGACCCCCGTAATGGTGACCGCCGCCGCCGCACCCGCGGCGCCCGTTAGGCCGTCCGTGGTGCTTTGGATAAGCTTCATCCCCTTTTCGAAGTTCGTGATGTCGGCGGGTTTCTCGAGGGTCAAAGTCGTGCCCGAGATGCCACCGACCGCAATACGGCCGCGCGCGCCACCGTGGTCGCGATACATGGAAATCGCAAGGTTACGGGCACACGTGCGGACCGTGTTATCGATCTCCGACCGGGCCATTCGCAGGAACGAGCCTTCGTCGGACTCGGACGCCAGAATCGCCTCGAGCTCGATGCTCGAAAGGGCGTAGTCCTTCACACGAGTCAACAGGAAGTCTTCGTAAAGGCCGGGGGTCTTGTTGGCTTGGGCCGTAGCAAAGCTACGGGACGCGCCTTGGTTGCCGCCGTACCAGATGACCAAAGGCATATTACGCCCCTGGAAATTCTCATCCTTCGGCATCAGAGCAAGCAGCGGGTTACCTTCATAACCCACGAACTTGACCCGTCGCGACGGATACATTTGTTTGAGCGCGGCATCCGCCGCGGTGACGTCTAGGGAAGGCATAAGAAATAAGCGAAGCGGGACGGGAAGTACTAGGCGGCGCGACCCTTACGCAGGGTTTGTCTCGCGATCTCTAATAGGTCGTCGTCGTTGTCAGAATCGGAGGGAGGAGGGGGTCTCGTAGCAGGAGGATTATTCGTAAGCGTCGGCGTAGGGGCGGGCTTTGGGCCGCCGACGGGAGCCGGGGGGTTCGGAGGATTCGTCCCGGCGGGGGACTTGCTACGGGTCCGATTCAATCGCTCGGCGTGTGAGGCCAAAGTAGACTCAAGAACTGCCGCGGTTTCGTCCGGGGTCATTTCTCGATTCTGTCCGCGGTAGGCTTCTGACATTACGCCAAACAGGGCTTCGGCCAATTCGTGCGGTTTGTCGTAGAAGGCGAAGACGTGCGGATACTGGTCCTCTTTGCCGGCGAGCTGGGCCGGCAAGGCGGCTTTGTACTGCTCGCGACGGTTGGCCAACTCGCGTTCGGCTTCCGCCTTTTCGAACTTCGCCAACCGGGCCTCGAGCTCTTGGGTCCGGCGTTCGGTGGCTGCTACCGCGGTATCGACCTTACGGGGGCCATGCGCGATATAGTCTTCGATGGTCTGACGGTCCCATTTGATCTTAGTAAAGAACCGCTCGGGGTCCTCACGGAACTCGGCGAGGTCCTTTTCGTACTGGTCGGCGTAGGCCGCCCGTTCCTTCAAGCGTGCAACTTCGGCTTCGCGCTCTTGCACGGCCCGGGTTGCTTGGTTGCGCTCGTCCTCGAGTCGGCTAATCCGATTGAAGATCTTCGCGAGCTTGGCGTCCTCCGCACTTTCGGCGGGCGGAGCCGCGGCGGGTTGCGCGCCCGCGTCGGGGGCCGGAACGGAAACGGGAACGTCCGGGTCCGGGGGAACTTGGGCGGCCCGGACTTCGCGGTAGGCGGCGAGTCCCGCGGCATCATCTTGGGATGGGTGGTAATCGGCGGGGGCGGCGCCTTCGGGGGCGGTGGGCGGGGGCGTTACGGGGGCCGCGGGGGCGGCCGTAGTGTCGGGCGTGGACATGTGGCTTTACGTGGGGAGCATCCCGGGGGGCATCCCCGGAGGACCCGGAGGCATTCCGGGCGGCATGGGCGGCCCCGGGGGCATTCCCGGGCCTTCAAGACCCGGCGGCATTCCGCCCGGAGGACCCGGAGGCGCACCCATTCCCGGCGCCATTGGGGGCGCGGGCGGCGGGCCTTGGAGGTCCTCGACGGCGGCCAGATAGTCGCGTAGGAGATTCAACCGTTCCTCGGGGATGCGTTGAACGATGCCGCGCGTAAGGGCGTACGTGCCCCGTTGGAGTGCGTTATCGAGGTTCTGTCGAACCTCGGGGTAGACCATGTTGCCTTCCTCCAACATCTGGTCCAGTTGCCAGTCCAACAGGTCGTTATCGGCCGTCGTTAGGTTCCTTTCGGAATCCAGGTCGGGGAACTCGAGTAACGATTGTGCCCGGTCGGGCGAAATCCACCCGTTCGCTTGCCACCGTTCCACTTCTTCGGTCCGACCCGCGGGAGTGATCGGCAAAACCGAGGTGGGCCACGTCTCAATCCAAAAGTCGTCCGGGGAAATGCTGGCCTCGGACCAACGGATTTTGAGCTGGGTGCGGTTCGCTTGGGCGTGGATGACATAACCCTCCCGGACCCCATGCTCTTTCAAGTACGCGTCGAGGTCGCGCGCACACCGGACCATTTGCCGGGAAAAGTCACACGCGACGACTTGCTCTAGCGACTGACTTACGTGCTTGAACCGTACGAGGTGTTCCTCGGACAGTTGTTCGAGACCCCGACCGCTATCAATCCCGGGGGGCTTCGTGGCGGACACCTGGAGCTCGTTAGTTCCGAGTTGCGCGTAAGCCTTGGACTGTAGGGTCCAGATTTGTTCGATGATTTGGGGATGAATCGGTTGGAACGTCTGGACGGTCGGGGGCGTCGGACCGTCGTACGGAATAATCAACGCCGTTTCGTTCGTAATCTTGGCGGGCTTCACCCGGGCGCCGTTCGGATTGAATATCCACGGCTGGCCCACGAGTCGCATGGCGCGTTGGACCTTTTGCAAAAGCGTGTTGCATTCCCGTTCGAGACCCCGAATCTCCGCGACGGCGGAGTCCCCCCAAAACCCCCTTACGGGTGCGCTCCAATAAAACACGCTGAATGGGAAGTAGTCGTAACACCACGGCTCGGACCCGAGCAGGAGCCCTTCCGCGGCCACGGCCCGGACCCCGTCAACCTTGGTCCCGTCCGCCCGGTAGTGCGCGAGGTGCCAAGCCTCATAGATCTTTACCATCCGGTTCTGCCGTAGCCCCGGACTCACTGAGTTGTCGTCGCCGATGTCGACAAACTCCGGGACATCCGCATACGAAATGGGCGAAAGGTCCTCGATTTCCCGGGCCTTCTTCGGAAACATCCCCTTGAGCACGTCTTTATCAACGAACTTGACCCGCCATAGGTTCTCAGGGTTCCCGTTGACCGCCTCGAGATGGTCGACCAACAACTCCAAGCAGAATACGCGTTCCATCCCGACCCGACGGCGGCCGTAGTCCGGATAGAAGTGCATCACCCCGCAGTTGGACAGACACGCATCCCGGAAATACAGAGGGACGTGTTTGTAGACCTCGAGTTGTCGAAACATCCCGTCGAGGAAGCGCTGTAACTTCTTGGCCCGAGTGGCCAAAGCATAGTCGGCCCCGTTGACCAGAATCTTGGGGCGCGGTCGGATCGATCCGACCTTCGCTTGTAGGGTCTCGGTTACCGCTTTCGTGAGGTTGAGTCGGGCGTTGTCCAGGTCGGGCGCGGGGTCGCGTCCTTGGAACAAACCCCGGAGCTGCCTACCGCCAAACCGCCGTAAGTTTTTCTCGGTTTCGTTGCGCCGATTCGCGTCGTCTTGCCATAAGACTTCCCCAATCGAGTGGACCTTGGCGGCCAAGTCGTCGCCCTTCAAAGTCCACCAAAGGGCCGGGTCCTCGCGCGTCGTTTTGTCGTCGGAGGACCCGGTAGATCCGTAGTCGTCGTGTTCCGTAGTCACGACCCCGACGGCAATTCCCCGAGGTACGAAACGGACGCAAACGACGATCTAGGCAAGGTAAGAAGATCCGATCGGAAGTCAAATCGGGGTCCACTCGGCCGGGTGCGGAATTGCGGTTTTTTGTTTGTGGTGTTCTGGCGGGTCCCATCCCCCCACCCCCCTCCCTCCCCGATTTAGGACGTTCAGCCTTTCCAGACTCTCGGGAATCCAGAATCGTGAAGGATTCCGCGAGGTTAGCCGCACGTCCCCGTCGAGGGTACGGTCATGACCATATGTGACCAGCCAACGCAGGGCATCCAGCATGCCTTACACACTTGGTCGGAGGCCCTATGATTCCAAGTGTTTAGGTAGCCTGCGCATTACGGCCCTCACGAGCGGTGTCACGGCCCCGAAGGCCTCCGAGACCCAAGGGGCCTCTAGGCGGCGTTAGGAGGTCAACCCGGTGTAGGGGACGTCCGTGAGGCTTCCGACCGTCCTGGAGCCTCACAGAGCGTCTAAATGGGGTTCTCGCATACGTTACGCATGCCAATTTACCTGGGACAATTTGTCACCAAGGATGGGCATGATCCCAATGTCATACCCCACAACCGGCTACATCCCTCGTCGCGTTCGACCCCGTAATTATGTGGGTCCTCCTGCCTTACGTCGTGGGAACCGGAGGCGGTTCGTGTCCGAGAGGAAACTCACGAACATGTGGGGTTCTAGTGAGTTGCACCGGTCCGTCATCCGTATCGGCGGGATAGTCGAGGCTAGGCAGCGGCGGCACCGAGACGCAGTTGACCAGAGCGGTAACCAAGCCCGTGGTTTCCGCGATCGTCATGTTGGCCACGCTGAGGGCGTTACCGGACGCTCGGTCGCGTATCTCAAGCCGGACGTTGTCCTCTGCTTCTTTCATCGTAACCAACACGTAGGGCTGAAGCGCTGGGTCGACTATCTCAACGTATCTCGGTTTGTTGATGCAAGACATGTAGTTATGTGGGTCCTTCCCGCCTCCGATGGCGCTTGTCCCGGATTCTTTCCAGATTTATCTGCGACGAAGTGTGTGTAAGGCACTTTACCGTGACACTTGTAGTCGGTATGTATCGGTTCGTTCCGGTGCGCATGAAGTCCCCGCACCGGTCGGAAAGAACCCGATGAAAGTCACTGAGACATTCTCTCTCTGGAATCCCAAGACCCAAACCACTGAGATTTACTACTCGCGGGAAGAGTTCTACCGAGCCTATCCGCGGAAGCCTATGTCAGCTGAGGACCGGGAAGTCCTCTGCATGCTGGCCGCCGCATTGGACCTTCCCGCACCGGATTGAATACTAACGCAAGCGCGGGAACCCCGGTTCCCGCGTTTGGGCCGGTAATCAAGCCGTGAGAATCGAAAGGTAGTACCGCAATATGTTCCCTTCCCGTATCAATGAAGCCTTGGCTTTGGGCGATGCCTTGGCCGCATGGCGTAAGGTCCTGTCCGCTCGACACTCGGAGCGCTACCTCATGTTGGTCAAGACTGGGGGCCATCATACGGACCTCGTGTGTGCTTACTATCGTGCAACCCGCAACGGTCGTATCTAAGGAGTCCACGGCAATGAGAAACCGCTATCAAGTCCAGATCCTTACCATGGTCGGTCGGTACCGCGATAAATGCGTCGCGCGACGGCGTTTCAAGACTTTGGCTTCCGCGGAAGCATGGGCCTCTAAGGTGCTAGACCGACATCCTACTGAGGTCACTCGGTACCGCCGTGACACCGATTGGACAGCACGGTTTGCCGACTTGGGTAAGGACCGGTCCGGCAAAATCTTGGCCCGTCCGTACCTGGATGGCCCGGAAATCCTAGTGCCAACCGTCGGAGAGCTCGGTTACTGGTGAGAACTTCCGCGGAAGGGCCGGATTCTTTATCCGGCCTTTCGGCGGGCATTCTCGCCCTCTCTAACGTCTCGGAGTACCCGTTCCCATGCCTATGCAAGTAATCGAGTCCGGTTTGTGGTTGTGTCAAGACTGCGCGTTGTGGGCCGTCAATGCTGATGTCAGCGGCATTGATAGCGACACACGTGTCGAGACAATCCAGAAAGGGGTTGCGGCCCTCGGACCTAACCTCGTGTGTGTCGAGCATAACCGTGAATCGATTCCCCGCTCACGGTACTGCGATGCATGCCGGGATAGATTGTTCGGCAACATCCTGGAGTTTGCAATTCTGGGTCGCGTAGAGGCCAAACCGATTCCCCGTAAATGGGTCCACACGTCTGGGTCAACATGCTCGGATGATGGTTTGTGGATGCGCGGAACGTCCGATGCGACCACGATTGAAGTGTTCGAATTCTCGTATTGGGAGGAAATGGATTCCAGTGCGGTGTCCGAGTATGGGCGTTACAACGTCCAGTCCGGAACGGTTCATCTGGATTCCAGCGACCTACGGCAAGCGTTGTGGTCGTGTGGTTGGGAGCTCGACGCCGAAGGCAACGTGTGGTGTCCGTATAGCGGGGATATCGTTTCCCGGCCTTCGGAACCTTCGCACGCGTACTGGCTAGCAGAGTGTTTGTGGCGCTACGGTGCCAAGGACGTTGCCTGCGATACGAGCGGCAATAACCGTCGGGCACTTATCCGGGAAGCCAAGTACGCGCTCTGAGACCCGAAAGAATCCGCGCCAACGTTCCAGCTAGGACGGCTGGAACCTTGTGGCGGGCAATTTCGCCTTACAGGAACTGGTAGTACCCACATGGCCAAACGAGTCGTGTTGCAACCCGAGCAATTCGGGAAGGTGTGTCTGTTGCCGTCGCGCAAAGAATGGTCGAAGAACCCGCGCAAGCGACGGGCCAATCGGAAGGCTGCCGTCCTACGGCTGGCCCAATGGCTGTTAGTCGAGACTCCCACGGGGGATACCCGTACGGTCGATTATCGGCTGTTGAAACGGATTTTGACCAGCCTACGTAAGACTCCGAATGTGGCGGTGCACATGACCTACCTGCACATGGATATCGTGTATCCACGGGGCCGTATCCGCTTGTATCTCGACAATCCGGAACCGGGCTTTCGTCGTTTGGCGGCGGAACGGGAATGCATCGCGGCGTTCGAACGGGAGCAAGCCACGTCCACCACGGCGGCGGCATAAGGAGCAACGGACCCATGGAAGCAATCCTAACTAAGTATCTCGGACCCACGAACCATAAGGGGTCCCGCATAAAAGCCTCCTGCTTTTGCGGTTCGATTACCATCCCGTACGACTGCGGCCGGGATACCTACGCAAACCATCTAGAAGCGGCCAAGGCGTTAGTCACACGGTATTGGGCGACCGAGTACACGCTGGTCGGCGGTTCCCTCGGACGACCACGGGAAGGCCACGCGTTCGTTATGGGCGGGCCTCGACACAACGCCAAGTGAACCCGGTTACAGCGCACGGGGTCTTGCATCCGTGCGTTGTTACGGGGCACACATGATGGGTGTGTGGTCTCGACTAGGAAGTAAGCGATATGGACACAACTGAGAAAGCTACGGAAAACGGGAAAACGGGAAACGGGAAGGCCGCCCCCTCTAAGGCGCCGGAAACCCCGATCGTGAAGGCGCCGCCTACGGCGGCGGATATCCTCGCCGCATGCCGTATGGAGGCTGTGTTGCTTGGGATTGAACCGTTCCAAGGCCCACACGGGACATTCCCCACCTACGCGTGGCAGTTGACGCTGACCTATGACGGGCGGACGTTCACCACGCCGTATTGCATGGGCCTTGGGTACGCGACCCACACCCCGGAACCCGGGGATCTACCGGTCGCCAATCCGCCGCAGGAGGCGCTTGACGTCTTGGCGCGGGAAGGGAAGGCAACGGGAACGGGAACCCTTTACGCACGCCCTCCGCGGTTACATTGGGTCCTTACCCACTTGCAAGACGCCGCGACGGTTCCCAAGTCCTTCGCGAAGTGGTGCAAGGCTACAGGGGCCAACCCAGACTCGCGGTCGGCCGAACGCATCCACGAGGGGTGCAAGGCCCGTAAGAAGAGCCTAACGGTGCTCTTCGGCACGGCTTTTGATGCATTTACGGCGGCGGACTTCGAGCGGGGTGTCGCCAAGTGATCAGGGTAAGTCCGGAAGCCGTGGTCTATTCGACCCGGCTTCCCGGGTCCCGCACGATCTGGCAAACGTGGTCCGAGGTCCGCGGACAGATCGTCCCGTACGTGGTCGAGTCCGAGGATCCCGCGGCTACAGAGCTGATGGTCGCCGCCAAATTGCGCACGGTCCTACGTGCGGAGGTCGGCAACTACTCGCCACGCATCGAACCGGACCCCATACCGGGTCCGATGGAAACCCCCGCGCAGACGTCACCCCCAGCCCGACCTAGCCCATCGATGGATGCGTGGGTGTGGTTACTGGGGGTCGCGTTCGGTTGTTTGGTCTTGAAGGCTTGTGGGCTGTAGAAAGGACAAGTGTATATGGCTGTAAATGTTGTTCCCATGCGTGGGCGTTGGTACATCGACGATTACTACCTCGACGCGAGCGGCAAGCGGAAACGGTTGCAGCGGTCGACCAACGTGCTGGCCACGGACCCGAAGGAATTCGCGGAAGCCGTCGCACAGAAGATCTACGCGAAGGTAACCGCGGAAGCCCCGGAAGCTGCAGCTAAGGGCCTACACGCCCCGAAAACCGACACCACGTTGGAAGCGGCGATCGCCAAGTACCAACGCAAGCTCGAAATCGAGGAAGCGCCCCCGCAAAGTATCGCAACCATCGGACGCTGCGCAAAAGCCCTGCAACGCGTACTGCCACCGAAAACGCCGATAGGCACGATCGACGAGGATACGTTACTCGAATACGTAGCTCAGCGGCGCAAGCTACGGTTCGACCGTAGCAGGAAGCTTTCGCCAAGTGGCAAGCCTGTTACTAACAGCACAATCCTTCGTGAATTGGCGGTCCTGTCCAACGCGTTGAAAGCTTGCAAAGTCCGGCCGCCTCGATGGCCCGATATCAAGCCTAACCCTGCGCGGACCCGCCGATTGACTCCGGAGCAGACCATCCTGTTGTGCGCTGCATTACCGGAGGAATTCCGTGAATACCTGGTCGCCTATCGGCACCTCGGGGTGCGTAGGGCAGAAATCACGAAAATCCTTCCAGAGCACGTGCACCTTGATGCGCGTTGGGTCCATGTGGATGGTAGCAAGACCAAGAAAGCAAAACGGGACGTACCGTTGACTGACGATATGGTGGCGATACTCACTCGTCGCTTGCCACTGACAGCTCCAGGGACACCCGTGTTCCCCTTGGACGATAAAACCATGAAGCAGCTTTACTACCGGCTTCATACGGCCCTTGAGAAAGCGGGCATTCAGTTGTCGGGAATTTCGTTCAATGACCTGCGTAGGTCATTCTGCACCGACATGCTCCTAAATGACGTTAGCAGCTCAAAAGTGGCGGCCCTTATGGGCCACGAGACCACAAAGATGGTTGACGGGGTTTATGGGCGCTTGAATTTGATGCAGGGACAGCTGTTGCCTGCAGTCGAGACTCTTGTCTCGTTTGGCTTGGCGATGGAGCCCCCACCGAACCAATAACAAAGCTATCCTTGGTCCCGCCCGAACCCCGGAAGTATCGATTGCTTCCGGGGTTTCTTTTTGCCTTTTCCCGGCGTCCCGGGAACCCCCAAAAGACTTTCCCGGACGTACCACTGTCACAGTGGCCCCCTACCTACCAAGGCGCTCCCGCATGCCTACGAACCGTTGCACTTTCCCATTGACTTTGTGTCGCCCATTCCCCGCTCCCCTCGGAAACGCCGCAGAGGTCTGTCACACGGTGTCACAGGATCTCGTGACACTCGGGCCGGTTTATAGCCATTGCCGCCACTGGCAAGCGGCTATAACCACTTGGTTGTCTGTTTAGGATAGTTTTGGGGCACGCTACATGGAAACGTATTCTATGCGTAGTCTATATGTTTACGCAGGCTTACCGCGGTCACGCACTACACGTGCAGCAACCGGTGTCACGCGATTGACCACCATTGGCCCGTGGCGCCGCCACCTACGCCCGGAGTAAGCTCCATACTTCCGGGTCCTTACGACCATACGTGACCCTCGATGTAGTGTCACAAGGCGTCACGGAAGGCGCCGGGACCCGGTCAACCAAAGGACCGTAGATGTCACAAACGACCGTCACAGTGATCACTGGCACATTGCACCGGGAAGTCTCGGAAAGGGTTTTTCCGTGACTGAGCGAGCCATAAAACCCTCAACCCAATTCGTAATTGACCAGCCGCGTTCCCTCGGAGTCGTGGCGATTGCAGCCGCGGCCCAAGCCGCGGGGCACGCGAACATCGACAAGAAACGGGTCTGGGGAATCTGGGCGAAGTACCCGGACAAAGTGCGGAAGCGGGCGACCACTAAGAGCGGGACCTCGAAGCCCGGCCCGAAGCCGGGCGGGAACGGGAACGGAAAGGCCCACGCCAACGGGAAAACGGGGAACGGGAAGTCGGCCGCAGAGATGGTCGAGACGTTGAAAGTCGCCAAGGCGTTGCTGCGTCCGGGTCCACTGCCCCCGACCCTCGATCCATCGGTCGTCGAAGATGTCCGACGGATGGCCTACCTCCACGGGACGCGCAATATCCGCGCCGCCTTAGAGGCACTCGAGTCCGAATAACCAAAACCCCGCAACCTCCGATAGGTA